CATCACGGCTAAACGCCCTTGTCTAGGTGCGAGTCCCCATGGCTGTAACATGCTTAGATCACGATTTTGTGGTCGTATCAGTCGGGAGGCTACAATGCAGACAACTATCTCACCACCATCTTCAGAATGGTCATTTTATTTCCACATGCACGTAATAGGCAACGTCCTTAAAGACATCGCGCAGCTGGAACTAATGGTGAGCGTTTATGATTGTGATCATCCTGACACGCTGTGGTTAGCGGAACAATTAACTAGCCTCAACCACGAACTTAACCTTCTAATAGGAGACTAAAATGTCAAAGTCGAAAAACAACGTAGTAAAATTCAAGACCTTCAAAAATGGCCCAACAATTGATGATATCGATGTGATGGCTACATCTAACTTAGAATTCTATCCGATGACACTACTTGATGACGATAGATTCGAATTCAATGCAGTATCGGGCGAGGCCAACGAACGATACAACAGCGATGCCAAATACATGCTTGGTGGTATCATTGCACAATACGGTTGGTCGCTACAGCGCAAGCACGAAGTCCTCAAAGAAAGGGAGGCTGCGCGCGCACAGGAGCTTGAAATCAACGGCGCAGAATCGTCTGAGCTACCGCGCATGGATCTTACAATCACCAAGATTCAAGAGGGTATCATGTTCTGGGAGTTCCAGATGATGGTGCATGTTGAGATGTTCGAACGCATCGCACGCATGTCGTGGGGCGAAGGCAAAGCGTTCACAGCGAATGACAAATACGGTCAGGCTTGGTGGGCCTCTTACAAAGAGCGTATGTCAGGCCGCCGCGTACTTGCACCAACAAGCAGTGAGGAATCCAAGAAACGCTTACTGCAGAAACGCGCAGGGTAACACATACAGGGCAGGGTGCATCACGCACTCTGTCCTTTCTTATTCGACCATCGGCCCCACTGCGTGCCGCCTACCCCACCCCGCTATCGCTAATCACATAGACCCGACCCTTCACCAGTAGCGCAACCCCTGTGGTAACGCGACTCGTAGCTGATTTCCCATGGCTGTGAAGTTTGTCTCAACAGTAAAAGGATTTGGCATGAACATCATTGTAAATGTCGTTTTGATTTCAGGATATGTCGTAGGGATTGCTGGCTTTGTAATCCTTCTTATTCATACAGGCGACACGTTTGTGCGTAGACGTAAACGCCGCCGTAACTTTGGATCAAACAATGATAGATACATACATCTACATAGTCAGTCAGACGACAGGCTTCAGTAAAACAGAACTGCTATCACGAGGCCGCACCGCTCATCTGGCTAACGTGCGGTTCTGTTTATACCTTGCGCTACATGACACAACCAATCTGTCTTACTCAGAGATNGGCAAGCANCTGCGCAANGATCACACCACAATTATGCACGGTGTCAANAAAGCAAAGTGCAAACTCATCAATGATGCTGGGTTTGCACATCTCTATCACACTATCGAAACCATCTTATCAGAGGAGATACAAAATGGATGGCATGACAAACACAGAATGTACGTGGAATTTCCCAGTGGAGTTTCAGGAACTGAGTTACTCCAAAGACATTAACCTCTTTGACGTACCAGCATCACTTGGTCGTGTACTTGTACGCACAGATACCAATGAGCCACTAGCTATTCACAAGGAACGTTACACAATCAAGACCAATGAGGATTGTGTGAATCAAATGGAAGATGCAATTCGTAGAGCTAACATCAGCCGTGATTATAAATGGGACATCCAAACCATTGATGGTGGTCGGCGCATGAAAGCAACAGTAGACTTCCCTGATCTAGTGATAGAGCCAGAGAAGAATGACTACATCAACTTTCGTATCAGCCTGTTCAATTCATATGACGGTACATGGTCATTCATATTCAGCGCAGCTGGTCTACGTTTATGGTGTCTCAATGGATGCACTACCCCAGATAATGTAGCCACCTCACGCACCAAACACACAGCCAGTGTCAACGTGAACCAAGAAGCTGGCAAGATTGGTAATGCTCTCGACATCTTTATGAACCAGCGTGAGGTATGGCAACGCTATGCATCGACAGACATCAGTCATTTATCACACGTAACTGAAGAGATGTTACGCAATCAGCTGTGCAAGCTACCCAATCCAACAAGCAAAATGAAATACAACGAACGCCAGTTGGAAATACTAATGCGGCAACTCAACATCGAGTTCAGCACAATGGGGCATAACATGTGGGCTTTGTACAACACCCTCACACATTGGGCATCACACCCTGAACACAACCGCGCTGATGATGCAATCACTACACGCAATCGTGATGTAGCAATTGCAAAATGCATGCAGTCAAGCGCATGGAAATTATTGGAGACAGCGTAATGAATGCACAAACTGCGTATAACAAAGCCTATGCAGAAGCAGTCAAAGAAAAAGCACGACCATCAACAATTGGTGGCATGTCTGATCTTGACATAGCTATTGAAGAAAAGATGAACGACATGGGATTCAGACGTGTTCCCGAGTTTGAAAGACTGCCAACCCAGCGTCTAAATTGGACAAAAGAGTAATAGTAAATTGAAATAATTCCTCCCCACTGGGCAGGTAGTCATCACGGCTACCTGCCCTTTTTTTGTGTAAGGAAAAGGAGATACAAATGTATGCAACATCAAGCACAAATGATCACATCACTGTTCAGCGTATCGTTACAGAAAACTGGACATGCATGCGGTTCAAAATTCAATGCAGAACAACAGGTAAGATCGATGAACTGACTGTACACTTTGACAGTCTTGACCCACAGATTCGTGAGTTACCTGCCATGGTTGACGAAGATTTATCTGATACATCACACAACTTCAATCGTTGTCGCGTACCTTTATTCATACCACAGATGACTGACGTGGAAGAAGATCATATGCAGCGTGAGTATGAGAAGGATTGTGAGGCAGCTTTTGCCGAAGATTATGTCCCGAACCATCAACTATCAAAGGTGTCGTGATATAATAACCGTAAGTTCAACAACAACAGAAAGGACATTTGCAAGACAAATAACCAATCAGTGTTTGTCTTTCTTGTTTAAAAATTGGAGCAATGGGGCTGGCTTACCACATGCTGTAAAGCATAGTCAGCCCCTATTCAAAGTCTACAATTGCATGAATAACTTTACCAAATAATCGTTCATCACCAACAGATTCAATTGGTATAGCCGACCAATCTCTATACCCATCAAAGCCTTTTTTAAATTCTTGCGGCATTTGATGAGGATCAACAGGATAAAACATAATCAATCCAGATCTATATTCACCGCAAAGAATACCATATGTACGGCTGTCATATGCAATTATGTCACCATCTTTACACTCATCAAACGAATCCATTGGCTCTACAATAACAGTAGCGTTATGGCCTATGCCCTTTGATCCCATACCTGTATATTGTCTACACTTGTATGCGACAACATCATCTCTATCGAACAAAATCATGCTTACACACTTACCCTTATAATCAATTACAGGTATTTTGTGTTTCGTCTCTGTTGCTTTATTTAACAACTGAGGCGAACTACCTGCAATTTTAGCAAGCTTAGCCAGAGTCCTCACACTGGGCATAAACTTACTATCCGTATTGAGAAAGCGTGTGATATTAGTAGGGCTAGTACCAGCCAAAGTTGCCCACGAATTCGCAGTTAACCTCTTTTGTTGCATCACTTCACGCATCCAGACTCGGATGGTCCGTCTTTCAATTTCTTCCACATGTATCTCCCTGCATTAATGCACAGTCTTGATACAGCAGACCCGCTAATCATTCATCCATTATTAATGCAGTTTATAAGAACTATTCTTATTGCGCAAGCTGCATAAATGCAGTACGCTTCAAAGCATGATAAGCTATTTTGAAATATTGCAAACAGCTGCAACGCAACGTGACATTGACTTACGACTAGCGTTTGATCATGCGCATCTCCCATCAAGTACATTTTATCGTGCGCAAAAAAGAAATGACATGAGGTTTGCAACTGCATGCAGAGTGATGAATGCAATTGAAAAACTTTACACACTTGAAAAGCCCAGTAGTGGTTGACCCAAACTGGGAAGTAATTGTCTCTCGCTTAGTAGAAGAGCGACACAGGAAATCCCTGTCACAAGAAGCTCTTGCCCACAAGATAGGTTGTGCTTCAAGCCTGATACATAAGTGGGAACAATTTAAACGATTACCGTCTGGCTTTCTATTTCTGTGCTGGCTTCAGGCATTGGAATGTGAAGTTGAAATCAAAAAACATTAACAAAGGTAGGTCAGCAAAGTGTGACATATGTAACGTAACTCACCAGTATTTTGTTTGCCCTCTCAAATCAATCGAACCAGCAGAGTATTACGTTGTCTGCATAGACTGCTACGAGAAACCAGAATGGCAAGCAAAGCTCGCATCAAAGGCAACTACCACGAAAACTTCTTCGTCAAACTCTTCAAAGACTGGCGCATCAAGTGCAAGAAACAGCCGCTTAGTGGCTCACTTGGAGGAGAATACAGCGGCGACCTCATCCTCACGCTCAACGGCATTAGATTGGTGGCAGAAGTAAAGTACCGCAAGTCATCTAGCTTTCCATCTCCATTCACAGTTCTAGATAACCGCGATGTAGCTCTCTTCAAACGCGGAACAGGCACTAATCCCAAGTGGGTTATGGTCATACCAGACCGTATTGTTAAACAACTATTCGTGAAGGAGAAGTAATGTCATTCGCACTAATGGGTGCAGTATACAAAACTGACGTTGGTGATGCTCTTGCCAAGTTTGTGTTACTTGTAATCGCAGAGCATGCCAACACCGAGTCAGGTGAATGCTGGCCCTCAATCACACGCATCCAAAACGTCACGCATCTGTCACGCCAAACAGTAGTCAACAAGCTAGACTATCTAGAACGTAACGGATTTATCCATCGTGACAAAACCAAGCGGCGGTCTAACACCTATACCATGCTAGTCAACCAGCTAGACCAGGCTAGTCTATCAGGTAGACCCGAACCTGTAAGTAAACCTAATAACAATAGATACCCTATACCAGAATCTTGGGTAGCTAATGACGCACTACGTAGTTCTATCGAAGGAGATATCAACCATGACCTTGAGCAAATTAAATTTAGAGATTACTGGCAAGCAGATGGNAGGCCCCTTGCCAACTGGGATGCCAAGTACCGCAGCTGGTGNGGTAACGCAAGAGCCTTCAATAGCTTTGAAGGCAGTGGCAAAGCTGGTCAAAAACGAGCCACAGGAAACAGACAGAAAACTTCTTTCTTTGATGACCTCGCGCGGCATATTGCTGACGGATAAAAGCGAAATGCGCTTTCCAAAAGATGGNGAACCATACGCAGTCAAACGTGGATACTCAGTTAAACTATCATTACTTGGACATGACGTNGATGCTGCGCTGCGTGATGTATCGCTAGCAATGACACCAATGNCACAAGAAGATATGATTAAATCTCTTGCAGCTGTAATGATGCTAATGGTCAAGCCAGCTGGTGAGACATCTAAAGATGCAAGCATGCGCTGTAAGCTGTACGCCAATCAAATGCATGACTGGCCCGCAGATATATTTGTGAAGGTGCTGGATATNATATCCAAGACAATGACCTTCTGGCCNGCCTTTGCTGAGTTCAACAAACATTACGAAAGGCTAGTTATAGATCGTAAAAANATGCTNAAAGAACTGCATAAATGCAGAGAAATGACTTGAAACCACTGCATAAGTGCAGTATAACCATGAAGTAAGGAGATACAGAATGCAAGATCGTAAAGGATTTATTGGTGGCAGCGACTGCTATCGCATCATGAATGGTGAGTGGCANGACNTATGGCTAGAAAAAACAGGGCGTGAAGAGCCTGATGATTTGTCTGGCATCTTTGCTGTTCGTCTTGGCAGTTACACAGAAGAGTTTCATATCCAAGAATTAGAACGTGAGTTCGATGTAAAGATTGATCGTCAATTCCAATCTTCAGTTGACATCGATGGTGTGCCATGCCGCGCAACAATGGACGGTGTGTATGGTGCTATCGGTGTAGAATGCAAGCACACTAATTCACGCACGAACATGGATCAGCAGCTGCAACGCTACATGCCACAGCTACAGTTTTACATGATGGTGACTGGCATAAACAAGACCGTGTTCTCCTGCATCTTTGGCAATCAAGAACGCAAGCATGTGACTGTCGATGCATGTGAAGTGTACCAGCATGATCTGCGTACCGAGGTAACAAAGTTCTGGTCACACGTTAAGGATGATCTAGAGCCTGACCGCGGCATCCTTCATGCCATCATGCCATCGATGGATGCCGTACCAGTCAACAGCATGATCGCTATCGATGCGTCAACAAACAATCGGTTCATGGCTGAAGCAGAAGTATTTGCAATCACCAAAAACAAAGCTATTGCACATGAAAATGCCAAGAAGAATCTCAAAGAAATGATGCCATCCAATTGCCGCGAAATGTATTGCAATGACTTTGCAATCAAGCGCGCATCCAACGGTTCACTTCGTATGTATGTAGAGGAGGCGGTCAATGCCTAAGATCAAAAAGGTCAAGAAGCTATGGCAGGGTAAGTATGTTTCTATTCGTGATTATGAAATCAAAGATGGCATTTCAAAAGGCGGCATAGAAATCAAACACAATGATCAAATCATGTTCCTGTCACCCGACCAGCTGACCACACTCAAGCCAAGCGGCAAGCTACATCAATCCAAATTTACAGGTACATATCAGCTTGTAGATATTACATGGACACCGCTTAAGAACGACCCACGACAAGGAGACTTGTTGGAATTAGTAACAGGGTGATTCACATCCAAATAAATCACCCTGTTTTCACACTAACGTCATGCAATGGAGATACATCAGATGACAAAAAACAATAACACAGCCCCGATTCCCAAAGCAAGTATAGTACCGCAAGATACTGCAACCATGGATCTAGCACTTCTTGCATGGTCAAAAAGCAAACCTATCTGCGAAAAGAATGGCATGGCTAATTACGGCCCATACTCAACCCTTGAAGACGTAATCAAATGCGTTGATCAGGCAGCTGCATATGGCCTGACCTTTGTTCAAGAAAATAATTTTGAACGCGACCCGCATGGCAACCTCGACGAGTTCATCATCACGCGCATGATCCACGCAGCCACCAGCACAGAGCGTGTTGGTCGCACCCTTGTCAAAATCAAAGGCGCAGCCATCGACAACCCACAACAAATGGGCAGCGGCATCACATATGCCAAACGCTATGGGCTTCAAGCCATGTTCGGGTTGGCATCAGATGATGATGGCAACCTAGCAGCTGGCAATGCGTCAGCAAACAATTCAGTAAGTAGTCGAAAAGGAAAAGCAATACCCAAGGTTTCACAATCACCAAATCCATTTCAATAGGAGATAATCAATGGATGGACAATATGACAACACTAACTCAGCTGTTGCTTACAACCCAAGAGACAACGAAACACTGTTGTCGACTGGCAAAGTAAACAACAATGGTAATGAAGAACGCATTGTAATTCTAAAGAGCGCACTACCTGATGGTCGCGTCATTCGTGATGTGTACGAAAAAGTGGGTACGTTATTTCAGAATGATAAGGCTGGTGAGAACATGCCTTTATTCTCTGGTCCGTTTAAAGAACGGCGTATTGCATTCTGGCTAAAACAAAACGATCAATACGGCCCATTCTTATCTGGTAAAATAGAAGATAAGTATGACCCAAATGCTATGCAATCTGACACACCAGCTGCACCAACAGAACAAAAGAAAGTTTTGGTTGATGACGACATCCCTTTCTGAGATTCTAACCCTAGATGAAGTGTGCGCCGCACTGCAAACTTCACCCTCAAAAGTGAAGAAGCTGTGCGGCAAGCACAACATACCTGTAATTAGGATAGGGCATCAACGTAGGCTGACAAAAGAAGCGTATGAAGAACTGATAGGAAAACTGGCATGTCAATCAAACTCAAAAAACGTGGTCAGTATTGGTTCGCAAGAGGTACGGTTGCGTGGGGTAACAAATCAATCTTCATACGACAGTCTACAAAACGCACTCTCAGACGAGAAGCACAAGAAGTAGCTGATGAACTCTATCAGAAAGCACTTGAAACATTAAAGAACGGCGGCTCAATGACTGCCGTTCCTTTTACACTAGCTGCAACAAACTGGATTAAAGTTAAACGCAGAGGTGACACCTGCCGCCGCAACGTAAAAGAACTTGGTGACTTCTTTAAGCACTCTATGGTTGAAGAAATCACACCTGATGCATGGCGCAGATTTGTATTGGAGACACAGGCAAACAGCAGACCCGCTTATGTCAATCGGAAACGAAGTACTCTCGTATCGATCCTGCGCCATGCAGCGATAAAAACAGAAATAGAAAAAGAAAAAGAACTAGATGAACGCAATGTTTATCTCTCACTAGAAAAACAAAACGAACTTCTATCTCACTACCCAGCCTTTGCAGCTGACCTGTTCCATACCTACTGTTATCAGGGCATGCGCAAATCAGAAGGCACTCGTTTATTAAAAGAACATGTCAATTTTATTGACGACCTTATCTATATAAGAGGCGAGACAAATCATACTGGCAATAGTCGGTTCATACCACTTCACAAAAAGGTCAAAGCACGCCTTGAAGCTATGAAAAATAATCACAAAAATTCAAGCGAGTTTGTATTTCTAAATAAGAATGGACAGCCCTATGCAGAACAAGGCCCACGTAAAGTGCATGACACAGCCAGAAATAAAGTTGGACTACCTGACTTTACAATACATGACTGGCGACATCATTGGGCTAGCAGCCTAGCTATGAAGGGTACAAATTCCTCGACTCTGATGGAGCTTGGTGGGTGGAAATCACCAGAAATGGTGCAACGATACGTAACTATCGGAAATCAATACAAAAGTTCTCAATTAAACCTGTTAGAATAAAACAAGAAAATAAATTATACCGCCCAATATGCGCCCAATCACTACAAAGAGATATTACCATGACATTTACTGAAGCTGTTTTATCTAACTTTTTCAATAAGAAGTCTGGAGCGGGTGAAGGGATTCGAACCCTCGACCCCAACCTTGGCAAGGGAACGCTCTTACGATATTCCAACAATAATGTTATCCCATCGACAATGATAACAGCTTGTAAACCAACAGTAAAACGAACCAAAAAAACACGCCTACAATACTGCGTTTATGCAGCTTTAGTGTGTTTCGTATGGTTTCTAATCCTTTACTAATGCATTTAAATAACATTCGGGCGCCCAATTTGCGCCCAAGGAGAGAGCATGAACAAGTTTGATTTATTATCTAAAGCCTCTGAAATCGTAGAAAATAGAGGCGGTGCTTATGGTGATGTTTTAGACAATCACAATCGCATCGCTGCTATTTGGTCTGTAATATTAGGGATTCATATTAAAGCAGAGCAAGTAGCCCTATGCATGGCTGGCACAAAGATAGCCAGACTCACCAACACACCTGATCACATGGACTCATGGCTTGACCTAGCTGGTTACGCAGCCGTGGGCAGTGAGTGTTTACAAATTAAAAAAGAAAAGGAACAAGAATGAGTGTACCTACATTTGAAGAGATCAAAGAAAATCTCAGGTTAGTCAGTAACAACCCATCATATAAAAAACGTATCAGTCGTGACGCTGCCAAAGATAAAGGATTAAAAAGATTCTTTACTGGCAGTGAGTGTATACATGGTCATGTAGCAGACAGGTTAGTTTCGAACGGAAACTGTGTAATATGCTTTAATAGCAGGGTAGGATCATACACGGACATGTCTCAGCACCTGTCCTGAGTCATCCTAGAGCGATTTTTTCTAGCAAAATCCATGTCGATAGCCGTTTTGCCTATCATAAGTAAGAATCTCTTTACGATTATCTTCCCACGTATGAGAGCAATGTATCCATCCAGTGTTCCCACCAGTGTAACATTCAAGTATCAACTGATCGTAATTAAGATTGTCTTTAATCCAATTAGCCAGTTCTAAATTATCAACACCAGCAACCTCGAAGTCAGCTGCCTCGCCTATTGCATGTTGACTGGTTAATTTTGACCCGATGGCAAGACACAACTCACCACAACGAAACCCTGACGACACAATAAACGCACCAAAGTTATCACGTATCGGTTGCAATATATTATCAGCCAATAGCATCATAGACTTTATCTGCTCATCATTAGGCTCGTTAGGTATACCGCGCCGCGCTGCAGTCTGACTCTTTATCATTTCATCTAGCGTAAAATTCTTTGACAGGTTCATTTCTTAATCCCCTTTAAAGATCTTAAACCGAAACTCGCCGCTATGCTGGCATAAACGGCATACTGAAACCACGGCGGTGTATTGGAAAGAGCTTCAAACCCACGCTCAACAAAAGGCTGGGTAAACGGAATAAAGCACATACCTATTATAATTATAAATAAAATTGTCCACGCTTCATCTTTCCAGCTGTTGTCACTGGCTCTTGCCATGACCTTTTCCCAACCAGCTTCATGCTTCATCAACTCAGCTTCAGCGTCAGCCTTTGCCAAAGCAACTCTACCTTTAGCTTTAGTAGACTCGACTTTAGATTCCATCCAGCTGCTAGCTAATGATGCAATAGGTCCAATTAATGCCTGAATCATTTGCCTGTTGTCCTAGATTCTTTACCAAGATAAATGCCATACACACCTGTCATCACGCCCATAATCACACTGACAAAAGCAGATTGCTGCGTTGTTGGTGATTCCAAATCCATGAACCATTCTGCGCACCGCCATGACATAGCAACTGATGCAATCATTGTTAGCTTTGCAGTAATATTAAATTGCAAATATCTTTTCCACCAATCAGCCATGATGCAAAACCAAGCTTTCTTCTAACCTGTGACCTTTTGCTACAGAAATCATAAGGATTACAAACAAGCCAACCGTTACCACAAGAACACCACAAACAATCATTACTGTTTTTATGGTTTCATGTAACTCTTCCGAGCGTTTTATAGCTTCCTTTCGGGCAGCAACTTGTGCTTCTTTAGCTTCTTGTATGCGCCTTGATCTTTCAGCCAGAATGCCAGCCCATGTTCCGTGACCAAATCTAAGATCAATCATTTGAGAAATTTCATATAAACGTTCGGCAGCTAATTTTGCATTTATTGTTTCTTCAGCAACCGACTCAACGCCAAACTGATCTGCTATACCACCACCAGATTTTTTAGCTCTAGCTTGTTGGGTTTCTTTTTCACCTTTGAACAAATCATCTATGCTTGATGCAAGCGTAGAAATGTCCTGACATGTTGAAATATTAGACTTAATAAATTCAACAGACTTTTGGACTAAAGCAATACCAGTAAGAACTTCAGCTACTACCATTAGTCAGGCTTTGGATTATCTGCTTTGATTTTGGCAACATATTCTTGCCACTTGTCCAAACCATTTTCCGTTATGTATTCAACTTGCGCCTCTACTGTGCCGTAAGCTGTTGTTCGGGCTTTAAGCCAGTCTGGTCTGTCATCTGTAACTTCAACTTCAGGTTTAGCAGAGGCTGTTGAAGTGAAACCAGCCTTTGCGAAACTAGGTGCAACTCCAGTCTTTGGTGCACACTGTAGTGCCAGATCATCAAGGTCAGCCTCCGTCATATCCGAAGCCAAAACAATTTCAGCCCAGCTATTATCGGCATAGCGTAAGGTAGCAATGCCATTTTCAACTTTTTCAATATTATAGTTTGTCATGCTACCGCTCCATGCAATGTGCCTGTATTGTTCATTGTTACTGATGTGCCTATTACCGCTGCTCCTGCTGCTCCACCACCGCTACCACCGCTACCACCGCTACCATTTGTACGGTTTCCATTTGCGCCAGTGCTTCCAGTAGAGCCTGTTCCACCTGCAGTAGCGTATGCTGAACCAGCCCCGCCAGCCCCGCCAGAGCCACCAGAACCAGCATTAGTCCCGCCNCCAGANCCACTTGATCCATTAGCACCACTTGCAGCTGATTGATTGTATCCTTGTCCTACGCCACCAGCCCCGCCAGACCCGCCAGACCCGCCATTAGTATTGCTGCTACTGCTAGTTGACCCTGTAAATCCGTAATACCTACCTACTAGATCACCTTCTCCGTTAAATGAGACGCCTCTTTGACTGCCTCTAGTATAAAGCACGCCGCTTACTGTACGAGTTCCGATATTGTGTGCGCCGTTCTGAAAAACTTGGTAAACCGTTGTAGAACCTGTACGAATCCTAATAGTCCCAGGCCCCGATCCACCAGTATTGTTGAAAGTAATAGACCAAGTATTATTTCCGTTAAAAGAAGAACCATTATATGAGCTTGTCGAGGTTGTAGTTTGGGTTCCCCCACCGCCGCTACCACCGTTCCCGCCGTTCCCGCCACCACCGCCTCCACCAGCTAACAATCCTGTGTTGTTGATTGTTACACCAGAAGACGCACAGTTGATTGCAGAACCACCAGCACCGCCACTAGCCGCACCACCAAAGCCTAATATATTGCCAGCATTGTTTATAACAAGCGTTCCAGCCAGCCCAGATGGGATAGTAATTGCTTCATCGCCGCTACCGTAAATGCTTACACCGCTGTTGATGTCCACAATCTTTGGATAATTTAAATCATAATCGTCACCAAAAAGACTGCTGACGTTTTGGTTTCCGCTAGTGCTTGAATAGATAAATTTGAAACCCTTTGCCGTACCATGAAAGTCAGCTAGGTCAATAGTTCCCGAAGCTGGCACTGACGCTGCCAAATTGATGGCTTGGTTATCTCCAGCTTTTGCTTTGATATTGGAGCCGCCCCTATACAAATCACTAAAGCTTATTGCTGACGAGCCGCCAACAAACTCTGTTCTAAGATCACTAAATGATACTGCGCCACTTGCTGCTATAGCCATTATGGAGTTCCAAATGCTGTTACGTTATCTTTAGCTACAACAGCACCAGCCGTTGTAATTTTAAATACCTCAACGCTGTTGTAAATAAACACCATGTCAGAACCATCCAGTGCAGCCGACCACCCATTAGGAAATGCTGCAACATTGTCTAAGTTTGTGGCTTGAATATCACCATTAGCGTCTATTAAATTAGCCATTAATAATGCTTTAGTTGTTGCCATTATGGACTCCCGAAAGCTGTGATGTCGTTAGCCGATGTAACTGCACCGCTAGATGCAAGTTTGAAAACAGTCGTGCCATTGTATTGAAAATCTAAATCATTACCGTCTAAAACGATTGCCCATTTGCTTGTGCCAAACGACACACTGCTTGTACCAAGCGCAACATTGCCACTACCATCAACAGTTAGATTGTCGTGATTAGCTATGCCAAGACTAGACAAGCTAGGCGTTGACACAGTGCCAAATGAAAGCTGACCTGATCCATCTGTCTTTAAGAACTGACCATTCGATCCATCTGCTTGTGGATAATTCAATCCATCAAGAACCACATTGCCAG